GGGGATCAGCGAAATCGAAATTGCAGGTCTGCCGTGTTCTCATTAGTCTTCGTAACGATCTAAAATGTGCGAAATCACAGAGTTGCGAACGATGTCCTCTTTTGCGAACTCTACGGTTCCAACCTCCGAAAGGTTGCGAAGGCGATGGATAGCGTCCACAAGACCGTTTTCACGGCGGAACACTTCCATGTCGGTTTGTTTCGTGTCTCCGATCAGCAGAATCTTGGAGTCTTTTCCTACGCGAGTCAGAACGGTTTTGATCTGAGAGGGGAGGAAGTTCTGCGCTTCGTCGACGATAATGAATGCTTCGTTGAGAGAGCGACCACGAATGTCCTCAAGCAGGACCGGTTCGATGATCTTCTTGTTGAGTAAGTATTCTGCAGCACCGTGAGAGTGCATGATGCAGGGTAGGTTATCTAAGACTGGGGCAATCAGAGGAGCGATCTTTTCGGAAAGATCACCAGGAAGGGCGCCTCGACCACGTTGGAACTCAACGCCGACATCACTGCGAACATAATAGACTTTATCGAACTGCCCTTGGGCGATTCCGAAGAGTCCGTAGTGAAGTGCGATCAGAGTCTTGCCAGTTCCGGCACAGCCATGGGCGACTGTTACGGTATTGCGCTTGAGTGTGTTCCAGAGTTCTTCTTGGCGCCAAGTCAGGAACTTGGGCGGTTGAACATCCATTCCCTTGGAGTAGGAGTGTTCTAGCATCTGGGCGTTCTCAGCGCGACGGTTCTTGCGCTTTTCCTTGGATGAGAGCATGTTAATAAGGGGGAGTTGACAGTCGGTGGGTAGTACATACGCTTCGCTGCTTTCAATTACTACATACTGCTCACCCCCTTGAAAATAAGATAGAGCCATTGGGAGACCTGAACTCTACGGTTAAGTTTTACCCGGTTACAGCGTCCACCAAGAACCCTTCTCTAACAGCCACTCAATGTAGGCGCTCTGCGAAGTCATCAAATCCACCTTTGCCGCCACACCATTTGGAGTAGCGCTCGGTGCCATGCTTAGCAGATTGTGCAAGATATTTGTCTGCTGCGAGGTCAGTAATCAACACTTTAGTTCCGAACTCTTGTTGCATAAGTTCGGCGTTACGGTCAACGGGATTCAGTGCCATGGATTCTAATGAATAAACATCAGAAACTTTTTACGCGGTTCCATCGCGTTAAATCTCAGTGTCCCAACCAATATTGCGTTTGCCTCCCCTGATTCCTCTCACAAAAGAGGATCTAGGATCTGCTTCGCCGCTTACAGCGTCGTAATCCGGGTCATTAAAATTATTGTCGGCAGGGAACATTCGTAAACGACCGCGAGAGAGATTAGGGAACACGCTCTGATTGTTGAAACCAGGACGAGTGAGTTCTCCGAAGAAACGTTTGTTTTGAATGATTGAATCCTGCAGCCCTCTGTCAACAGTATCTAACTTCATTGAGAAGTAGGTCAACGCCCAGGTGAAAGCGTCAGTCCGGTCATCGTGCTTCACGAAGGGGAATGTCGTCAGTTCTTTCACGAAGGGATCGATCCAATCCCCCTCAATAAACTTCACTCGAGCAAATTCCATGAGAGGCGCAACCGCCTGTAGCCGGACAGTTTTCGACTTAAGCGGACGCATTTCCTCAATGGGGATTTTAGCCTCTTTCTTCAACATCTGGATCAGAGACTGCCCAGAAGCCGCCTTTTCAATACAGAGGACGCGAGCGTCGTAAAATGCGTACAAGTGTTTTACCTTGGCGATAAGATCTGGAAAACCCAACCTGCCAGTAATAATTTCACGAATGTAGACAATTCCGGGTGTTCGGTGGGAGATTGAAGCCACACATATTGCCGTTTCATCTGCCATCTCCTTTTCAGAGAATGCACAGTCAACTGCCAGCCAAGTGAAGTCGTAGGATATATTAGGGTCCGTGTGCACCCTGGAAATCCAACTATCTTTGATGATTTGCCCTTCTGCAGCGACCGGATTACCCTGGTACAGCGCAGCGAACGCGAACGAACCCATGGTCTTTTTCTGAGCCATGAGCATGTCCACGGTAAATGCCGTGTTGCTTGGCCAATGAGATTCGCCAAGATCACGCTCAAGCGGATCCAAGTCTCTCTGCTCAGCAGTCTCGATCAAGCCAGCGATATTAACCCAGCGCCAGCCATTTGGGTTCTCCACTTCGTCATATTCCCCATCCGCTTCCAGCAACACACCGTGCAGGTCATGCTGGTGAAATCGCGTAGCAATGACCATCTGACACCAATTGTTGGTGCGTCGGGTAGATGCCTGCTCACCCCACCATGATTCCAACGCCTCTAACGCTGCTGTGGACGTAGAATCCTTCAACGGGTCGTCCACGATCATAGCGCCGACACCAGGACTTGTAATATTGGTGGTTCCTGCGGTGAACCCCGTAAGAACTCCGCCGACAGAGGTAGGTAGGATGTAACCACCCCCCAGCATGTCATACTTTGAGTCAGGTGAGAACCCTTTCCACTCTGGAAAGATTTTTTTAAACTCAGGGTGTTTCAGGTAGCCGATCGCATCTTTATGGAACTTACTTGACAATTGCTGACCGTAAGAGGCGATAATGTGCTGTGTCTGCTGATCACGTCCAAGTAGCCATGCTACGAACATTGATGCAAGCATGGATTTACCGGATCGCGGAGGACACGATACGATAACACGTCGGTAGCGTTTGTTGGCAAGGTCTTCAAATGCGGACGCAATGACTTCGTGAAAAGCAACCACCTTAAGGTCACCTTTCTTCATAATGTCGGCAAATGCCAAGAAACAATCTTGAGCAGCGCGGTATTTATACTCCTCAATGATAGAAGCAGGCGCCTCCATCACGATGAGTTCTTGTATACCACGAATGTATTTTCGCCAGGTGCTGTGCTCATCCAGCAAACTGGCTTTGGTGATTATGGGGCGCATATCAGAAGTTCGAGATACGCTTCAGAAGCTCCTCGACCTTTCCATCATATTCCTTCGCAAGTTCTTGTTCAGAAGGCGATTCCTTCGTGGTTAGTACGACAATATCTTCAGTAATCTCACGGTGAGCTTTCACCGAAGCTGAGAAAATCTGTACAAGGTCACGAGTCGAGCACTCTGACATTTGATCTTGAAGCAGACCGATCGCTTCGTTAGCAACACGAAGAGCTTCCGCAGCTAAAAACTCTTTCTGTTTTACGATTTCGTCTTTATGGTCAGCCATTAGTAAAGCCTCTTTTTACACTTGGCACATCCGCCGCTTGGCGGAGGTGGATTGCCTTTGTAGGTTTGCAAAGATCGCAAGATCCGTTTCGCTAAGTCAATGTTACCCGCTGCAACTGCATTATGGTAACTTTGCCAAAGTTGTTGAGAAGAGTTTGACATTTTAGCAAGTTATTTAATACGGATACGATCATTAGGGTTTGCTCCTATTGTTTTATTGTGTTTAACAACATTCCCCGCATTCCCTTTAAATCCATCCACCGTTGACATCCAGATTTGGTTTAATCCTTTCAATTTTCCTGACAGAGGTTGAGCATTGGCACCTCTTCTTTTATCTTGTTTATATTTTTCGGAGTTTATATACTCAGGGTCGTGGATGCCTGTCCCCAAAAGAACAGCTTTTTCTCCATTTTGTTGTTTGATCTTGAGGGGTTGTAGTTTACCGCCCAACCTACCCGCTGAAGCTTGTTGCTCCGACGACTTCGACTTACCTGCTCGAGAAGCCCACTCAATAAACTCTTCGCCATTGTGCCACACCCAGCGATGGAAACTTGGGGAACAGACATAAAGATTCGATGGATCATTCGTTCCCCCGGTTGAACGTTTAATTCTGTGATGAACATGCATACCTCGCATCTGTTCATCAGTTAGGCCCCAATTCTCTTGAGCTATTTTTCGGTAGGACCTATTGTCTACCTTAACTATGCTTACATGTTTATCCATGAAATTATTATGGATAGATAATAACGAGTGTAAACTTAACAAGGTGAAATCGGTCCCGTATCACCTTGACAAGGAAGACAGCCAAGTTTCCAGAGCGAGTTGACTGATGCCAACTCGAACGTTCCCTCAAGCATCCACCCTTTACCTTGCGGAGACTGACCGACAAAGTAAAACCTGCCTTTGGGGGTCTGAATGAAGACTTCAGGCATAATTCCAATCAGAACACCACCGTCGATGGATAACATCGGTGCGTCTGGATTGAGCGGGTCAATATACAGGAACTGGTAACCGCCAGTAACAACAGCAAATTCACCGACATTCATACCCTGGAACCATGAGGTGTCTTCGACCGCTCCGGAGCCGATTGATCCTCCCTTAACTACGGTATTATTCCAAAGTTCGATAGCGTACCGAGCAAGTTTCTTGCCCGTGTTACAATAGAATACTTCTCGAATGGCTTCCTTGGTTTCTGCGTCAAACACTGTAACAACGAGTTTACCATCCTCGGTATAGTTATTGTTCGAAAGAAGGTAGATTGGTTGCCCAAGGGGATCCTCCAGGAACACGCAATCCGGGTCGCAAATGAATACCCAATCTCCGCTTTGAGTTAATTCGTTGCTCCAGCGAACGCCATAACAGGCGTCGTAGTCCTCAGGAGGTTGACCGTCACAACTGTAGGCTGGGACGTAAATGTCGCCAGAGGCTTCATCGAGCACACCGCCAAGAGGTAGGCGCGTTTCCACTCCCAGACCAGGGAAAAGCTGGCGACAATCTCCGCGCTGAACACAAGGATCGAGGGCAATGTAAGGAAGTGCCTCTTCAATCGTTACTTGGTACTCTTGAGTGTATGCATATTGGGATTCCTCAGTGAGTCCGGCGAATCTTTCGCTGGTGCAAACAAAGGGTTCCAGAACTTGAACGTAAGCTCCAGAGGGAACAGAGCCATTCAGAGTAATGAAGGCGCCGGCCAGCAATTGTGTGGCAAAGTCGTGGCCTGAAGAGGTTAGATAATTTTGGCAGGAGAAATTGAGTTCAAAAATAAGGCGCCGTTCGAATACCATGGGCACTCGGTTTTTTACGGTGTTTGTGGCGCCAGTGTAACGAACTACGATATTATTTGTCTGGGAGACCACTCCCTCCCGATCCATGATGTCTGCCAAGCGCAGCACATTCACGCTAATCGGAATCAGCGGCGAAGCAATGAGTGCGTCGCACATGAACTGCTCGATTCTTGTGTATGTACTAAGCTCCAAGTGACTTCATGCTAGATAGCAACTTTTACCCGGTTTTGCTTTGCAAAAAACAAAGGGCACCCGAAGGTGCCCAGTGATATAAGTTAGGCGCCCATCGGGTGAATAATGAACCCTGAGGCGGGCACAGCAGGGTAGGGGGCAACAGCGGGGTCGGTCAGAAGACGAGCATTAGCGTCTGCGGAGTACCACCACAGTTCCACATACTCCCCAGCGGCCAGAGTAACCACCCAGTTGATATAACCGAGTTGGGCAGCGCCGCTTCCTTGAAGAGTTAGGTTGTAAGCAGAGTTTGGTTCGTTGACGCCGTTCTTTTTGATCCAGAAGTTGACATCGTCTGAGCCAGCATCCGTCTTTTGAACCTGCAAACTGGCCAAGATCTGGTAGGTTCCAGCCACCGCTGCCGTGATCCGAGACCCACTCACGATCGAGAAGTTATTTGCCGAACTTGTGGTGTCGTACGAAACTGCGTTACCGCTGGCACCACCTGCGTTTGTCTGAGTTGTTGTGCGAACAAAAGATCCATAGTTGGCAGAAGCTGTGCCAGAGCTGGTCCAAGTGGGTGCAGCACCAGAACCACCGGAGACTAGAATCTGACCAGCAGTACCGTAAGCGCCGCCAGCACCCAGGCTGATAGCGCCAGAGGCGTTAGACTGGAAACGAATGGTGCCAGCGCCGTCAGAGAGAACGACGTTGTTCGCCAGCGTGGAAGTACCAACGTAACGACCCACCAGTGTGTTGCTTCCGCCAGTTGTGATGGCCTGGCCCGCAGTGTAACCGACAAGGGTGTTGAGAGCACCGGAAGAAACGTTTTGACCGGCAGAGTTACCGAGAGCAACGTTGTAAGCACCCGACGTGACACCTTGACCCAGTGCACTGAAGCCGACACCCGTGTTGCCCTCTGAGGTAGTAGCAACCAAACCACCAGAGCCAGAACCGACGAAGGTGTTTTGAGTGCCCGTTGTAATGGTGTCTCCGGCACTGTCCCCAACTAAAACGTTGTTCGATCCGGTTGAGAGTTGCTCACCTGCGTTGCAACCAACCGCAACGTTGTTCGCCGCCGTCGAAGCGTTGAGCATCGCACGGTGACCCAGAGCGGTGTTACCTGAGGAAGTGGAAAGACCCGACAAAGCACCACAACCGACAGCAACGTTGCTCGAGGCCGTAGTTGCAGTCTGGAAAGCAGCCGTACCGATGGCAACGTTATTTGCACCGCTGTTGACGTTACGCCCAGATTGGAAACCAATAAGGGTGTTGCCGTTACCGGTTGTTAAAGCAGAACCAGCACAGAAACCGAGTAAGGTGCCGCAAGCTGAAGTATTACTTGCGGCGCAACCAGTGAGGGCACCGACATAGGTGTTGCTCAGGCCCGTAGCATTGCGCCCAGACACAAAGCCAACATAGGTTGTACAACCAGCGGTAGTATTGGTACACCCGGCAGCATGGCCAATGAATACAGAGCCCACAGAACTGGTGGTGCATCCGGTGGAAGCGCCAATCAGCACCGATTGTGTCGGACTTGCACCAGAAAAAGCGGAGTTGACGCCAATGGCAATCGTCTCACAAGCGGTTGTGGATCCACCTAAAGAGTTGAAGCCGATGCTGACATTACAAGCACCCGTTGTGATGGCATCGCCAGAGTTTTGTGCGATGAATACGTTATTAGTTCCGGAACTAACGTTTGCGCCAGCCGAGATACCGAGCGCCAGGTTGCCAGACCCTGCGGCATTATAGGCAAGGGCATCAAAACCGATTGCCAAGTTATTGACTGTAGTTAAGCTGGACCCCAAAGCATTAGGTCCAATCGCAATGTTGTTACCTCCTACCGAAGTGCAATCAAGAGCTCCAGGGCCAATGGCAACGTTGTTTACCCCGGAGGTAAGAGCGGTTCCGGCGTTAAATCCAACGGCTGTGTTACAAGTTCCAGTGGTGATGCTGTCCCCAGCGCCAAACCCGAGTGCGGTGTTAAACGGAGTCGCAGAGCAAGAATAAGCGATCAAGTTCAATGCCGTTGCTGTAATCCATTTAAGACCCGTTGCACAAGCAGTGTCTACGCTCAAGATCTGGTTATTAGACCCAAGACCGAGCGCAGCAAAGGTACTCGTACCAGTGCCCGCTAAAATCTGGCCAACGGCTGTGAAGGCCGAACAAGGAATACAAGCGAGCGAAATCGTGCACCACTCCAACCCCGTAGAGCAGCCCGTGTTAGCAGCCAAGAACTGACCGGTGGTACCGATGCTAAGTGTGCCAATAGTTCCGGATCCTGTTCCAGCAGTCAGGGCGCCGAGGGCAGTGTAGCAAGCCCGAGGCACAGCGGCATTCGCCAAGTCAAAAGCGGACTTTACAGCAGTGCTGGAAGCAATCGTTGTGCTGGAAGTTGTTGAAACGGAATCTGAAACCTTGCTTTGCAGAGAAGCAGGGGTGACGGCTTCGGTAGCATCGGTACCCGTTTGAGTCTCAGCGTTGGTAGAAAGACGTACCAGGCCCGGAGTCGTGGTCGAGGCGTAAGGAGGCTGGAATCCCGCAGCGATGTAGGTCCAAGCGCTGGAGCTAGCGAGCCACCAGTCGCCCACGTAAGTTTGAGTTGGGGCACCGCCCGGAGGGGTCATGGTGCCCGCAACCGAGATAATAGTGAAATACTCCTTGATTGCTGCAGACGGTGATGGCATGACGCTACCAATGCTAAAACCGGCCGCAGCACCTTCAACTGTAACGGTGAGCATTAAGCCAGTTGCACCATCGATTGTACCAGCGAAAGTCAGGTTGTTCGAGGTAGCCAGGGCATTAATCTGCACCTGCAAGTCACGACCCATATTGGCGGTGAGAGCCTGAGTCGTTGAAGTTGAGGCTAGAGTGTCGTTCAGCTGAACAATACCAGATTGAGTCGTGGTAGAACTCTTGACGCTGATTGTTCCGGCTAAGACATCAATGTTGGAACCAACTTGAACTAAACCAAGCTGAGCGGTTGTAGCAGTATTGACGCTGATTGTGCCGCCAGAGACTTGAATGTTGGTGCCGACTTGAACCACACCCTTCTGACCGGTTGTAGCGTCTTGAATACCGGAGATTGGGAAAGTTTGGCCGGCAGCGAAAGTGATTGCGCCGGTCATAGTTCCGCCGGAGCGAGCCAGAGCGGCGTTAGCCAGATCGTAAGCGCTCTTAACAGCAGTTGCAGAAGCGGCAGTTACGCTCGAAGTAGTAGCAACGCTATCACTAATCTCTTCAACAGTTGAGGCATTGTTAAATACGATGCCAACTCCGGCACCAGACATGGTGATGTCACCAGTCATTGTACCACCAGCCTTAGGCAGAGCAGCATTTGCCAGATCGTAGGTTGTCTTCAGAGCAGCGCTGGAAGCAATGCGATTAGAGTCAGCGAGGCTGGTGCTGTCTGAGAGTTTGTCCTGAAGGGAGTTGGGAGTAACTGCCTCAGTGTCTGAGGTGCCGGTGTAGGTGACAGCAGTGTCGGCAAGTTGAACAATGCCTGCCGTGATATAGGATGCGGACTGAGGGCGGGCACCGACGCCGAGGTACTGCCAAACGTAAATACCACTACCAAGGGAGGTCTCACCACACAGGAACCAGTCACCGTTTTCTGCGTTGTAAGGACCACCACTTGCACCCGGAGGAGTGTAAGAACCAGCAACGGTTACCAGCACATAATAATCATTGAGGCTGGCCTGTGGAAGAGGGAGACCAAACCCAGCCACAAAGGGAGGAACGGTAGCAGCACCGAGACTTGTGGTTGAGTCGAGCAGGCCTGTAGTTGCGTTGAGTGAACCGGCCAGAATAACGTTGGACGCAAGCGTCAGGGAGTCGATTTGACCTTGGAGATCGAAACCAGCACGAGCAGTCAGGGCGAGGGTTGTTGAGCTGCTATTGAGAGAGTCATCCAGCTGCACTACACCTTTGTTGGAGACTGTGGAGTCCAGAATGCTAATCACACCTGAAGCAACCTGAATGTTGGTGCCAACCTGAACGATACCTTTCTGAGCGCCCGTGGCATCCTGGATACCGGATACAGGGAAGATTTGACCAGCGTCAAAGGTGATCGTACCGGTCATCGTACCGCCAGCGCGGGGCAGAGCAGCAGCGCCAATGTCGTAAGCAGTTTTTACAGCGGTGCCGGAAGCCGCAACGGTGGAAGAAGTGGCGTTGATGGAGTCGTTAATACCGTCAATTGTGCCGTTGATGCCGTTGTTAAACTGAACCCCAAAGCCAGATTGAACGTTAATGTTCTGAGACACCAGGGTCCCGGTCATTGTGCCACCTGCCCGAGGGAGCGCAGCGGAGGCAATGCTCAGGGCCGAGTTGGCTGTGCTGTTAGCAGTGTTGGCGATTGCAGTGGTAGCAATCAGTCCATCATCCAGGTCATTGATGGCGAGTTGAACAGTGGCACCCAGGGTGCGGCCGGTATTATTGTAAATAACTTCTGAAGCGCTCGGATAGGCGTAAGAAGCCCCCTTAACCCAAGAAATTGGGGCGAAGAAATAAAGACCTTCGTATACATCGTCCGGGAGGCCAGTTACGATGGTGACGTTGCCCTCGTCGGGAGAAGCCACACCGATGGCCGCAGTGATTTTGTCACTTGTTGTGGCGCCAGGAGCAGCAGCAACTTGAGCGTTAGTAACCACATAAGTCTGATTTCCACCACCTGCACCACCGTTAGTCCACACGGTGTGGTTAAGGGCTTGACTCCAGGTCAAAACCTGACCGTCTGTGGGAACGTCCCCATAGATCTCGGGGTTAGCGACATAGTAATCGCCAAGTGAGTCGAAACTCATCGGCATAGCGTACCAGCCACCACCCGTTACGCCAGGAACCTGTGTTCCGTCGTAGTTAGTTTTGAAGTTCGAACCGTCACCTACATAGATGACTTTGTCGGTAATATTAAAAGCAATCTGTCCGGGCAGCAGCGAGTTGGGCTCGACACCGGTGCCGACAGCGCGAAGATTTTGTACGGTAAGTGCCATGGTATTAAACTAGGAGTCCGGAGTCGATAGAGAGAACCTCGCCGTTGCTGTCGAGGGTAATGCCATTGCCTGCACGCATGTAGCCCTCGCCAGTTAAATAGGCGAGAAGCTGATCCTGGAACCAGCCCACGGTGATGAACGCCGCAGGATTGTTCGGAATTTCGTATTGTGCGTAGATTGGCCCTTCGAAGACACCACCTTGCTGAGTGATTGAGTCTTG